CGCCAATGCAACAGCCTCCGGGGAATCGCCGTCGATGGCCACTTCGAGAACCTTCCACTTTTGCAACTGTTCCTGACTTGGCAATTGATCGGAGAGCAAGTCGCTTTGATTGTTGAGAACATATTCAACGACGGCCGGCTTATCTTGCTTTAGTGCCTTACGTCCAGTTTCAACACCAGCCGAAAGCATACCGAGCCGGGAAGATTCAAGAGAGTTGTATGTTTCAGTACTATCAATTACCCTTTTGCTGGCGGCTTCTCCGCTTATCTGAACCTCAGAAAGATTCTCAAGTTCGCTTTTCGCTTCCGACAGCGGTTTTTGATTCGTGCTTATGCACCCGGCTAGGATCACCGGAAGCGCAACCAATAGGATCAGACGAGCATTCATTAATCAAGAACCTTGTCGATACCGTTTGCCACCACATCGGCGATTTTCTTGTTCTTTCGGCCAAAGAGAAGCCCCATAAAAAAGCCAACCGATCCGACTACTATATACGAGATAAACAAGAACATTACTATACCTTCCTTTTACGCATTTGTTACCATCGAACGGCCATCAACTGCCGTTGTGAAAGATGAATTACTGATCGTGTTCGTGACTGTTACAACCTGCCAGTTATCGCCGTTCATTTCATCGCGGAACCCGATAAAGTTTAACCAGCCATCGGCAAAGATCTCTGGTCGTCCTGGCATTTGTAAGTTAAAATTAGCCCCTGAACGTTGGTAAATTTTAAGCAAACTCTTTGCAGCTGTAAGAGCGGTTTCTCTATCCGGGTAAGGATTCGGAACCCGGAAAGCCGGATCACCGGAACCAGCGTCACAAGTTTTCTGTTCGAGGGTGTCTTCGTCATTATAGAAAGTAATAACTCGCGAATATGAGGTTTTCTCGCCCCAATCCATACCCCCGCTTGTCACTTCGGAACGTTTAATCGTCAGAAGGTTTATTGCCCGGCCGGCAGGTGTTGTTGTTTCCGAGCGAACCATCACGATAATTTTCCCGAACGCTGGCTTAACAATCAAATCATAAGACGAGGCCAAACGAATAAGCATATGAATATCAGACTCGTCTGTCTGGTCTATATGTGGAAGCGCAATAGCTGCAGCCGAATCAGTAATTGCCGGCTCAATATCATGCTCGGCGCATATAGTTGAAACCATCGATCCAAGCGTTCCAGCCGGCCAAGATCGTGTTTTCCGATCCTGTAGAGCCTTTCCGTTATCACCATCAGTAAAAGCAGCCCCGGAAGCCTTAATCGAGATAGTATCAGCTGGGAATTTAAAGCCCGCATTATCAACCGTAAACGACCCCATAAGAGCGAGGCTTTGCCCTACATAGCCAGCGTAAACGGTTATTTTAACACCACGCCGAGGGATCGGGATTTCCTGTAAAGCGTCACTTACCTCAATAGTGAGAGAATCCGATGCGCTTCCGGTCTCGTCCTTAATAACCATCTTGACCAGTCGTTCCCTAAAAATGGCCGTTCGATCCTTCCCGTTTACGATTATTTTATAATCGGGTGTCATTCCCAAAGCCTTTGAACGGTTTTATCAGTGGAAGAACTGGAAATCTCTGGTAACTCGATCACCACACCAGCCGGAAGAACTGCACCATATGAAGCAAGCCCCCGATTCGTTGCGAGAACCGTTTCAACGACTCCGGCCGTCTTCCCGTAGTAGTTCCAGCAAATTCCGTCAACGGTTTCGCCTTCTTTGGAGTAATACTTCATACCTTTGAATACTGTTTGAGAGTTATATCGAACGAGATTTGCTTCGGAGTTCCGTCCTTAAAAAAGTATTTCTTTGTAAGTTTTACATTTTCAATTACCCACTTACCAAGGTTCATGCCTATACCCGATGTAAGTTGAAAGACCTTACCCCTCCCGGCTTCCTTTATCGGAGTAGCGAGGGCTGTTTCTCCTCTTTTTAGTGGAGCAATAGCGGGAAAAATGTCGCCCTTGAGCGTGACAACCTTCGCTTTGTTACCGACGTATTGAAGTTGAGGATCACCGGCAACGATCGCTTGTTCTGACCATGTAAAGCCAAACGTTTCGGTAAATTCGTTATAAGCCGCCGTCGAGATATGAAATTTCAAGTCCCCCAATTTTAAAAGCATTTTATGACCAATCCGTTAAAGTTCTCCTGTTCTCGTCGTCCTCATGTTCCTTGATCTGCCTTGCCACCTCAGCGGCCACGGCTTGAGTATCAGTTCCAGTTGGAACATTAAAATGAAAATGCTGTTCTTTGTTTGTTTCGACTTTCGAGGTATTACCACCACCACCGGAAGGAATGTCCGGAACATAGCCGCCCCAGGAATGCACACGATTAGGGTCACGGCGGCGCGCAATATTGGCTTTCTTTTGTTCCAATAAACGGCGATCCCATTCAGATACGTTTGAACGATCCACTTTTCCAGAGTTCGCAGAGGTGCTGCCACCCTCGACGACCTCTTCTGAATCACCTATTCCAAGCTTATTAAGTGCCCATTTAACACCCTTGAGCGTTGCGAGAAGGGCTTTTACCGGAGCCAAAACAACGGTTGCAATAACTTTACCGAACCTTGCTCCGGAAGCGGAAATTTTATCCAATTGCTCGCCGGTCGCGTCCATGGGCTTAAATAACTTACTTACCCAACCCCATAACGATTTGAAAACTCCAATTATTGGACTGGCAAATTTCATATATGCATCAAAAAACGGCCGGCCGGCATCTATCATCTCGCCGATCGTATCTTTGACGACACCAAACATTCCACCAAACAAGCCAGTAACAAACGCTTTTATCGGCTTCCAATATTTGTAAACAAGGAACGCAACAAGGGCAATTGCTCCAATGATCCAGCCAATACCAGGAATACCTATAATTGCGGCCGAAATGCCTCCCATGACGCTTTGAACAGTACCAAGCAGCCCCGGAAGAATAACACCGGTAAACTTGCTAATCATAGGAATAACCCCTTTTAAAGAGGCCATAATTCCGCCACCTGCCTTTGCCCCTCCAAGAGCTTTCCCAAGACCTCCACCGGCCGAGGAAGCTTTCAAAAGGTTCATCGTGACAAGTAAGGCTTTCATTTCCCGCCCGGTTCTAATAGCTTTAAGCCCAAGACTACCAACCGCGACCACGGCTCCGGCAGATATAGCAACCCCAACCGCAACAAAGGCCGCCTTTAAAGCCCATGTGTGATTTGTGAAGAAATCCATCACCTTAATAAACGGCGGCATTAAACGAGTAGAAATTTGCATCCTCATGCCAGTAACAGCCGCCCGGAGTGATCCGAGGGAATCTTGAAACGATTCTGACATCGAGGCTTGAGCGTCGCTCATAACATAGCCACTCTTTCGAGCTTGATTATTCCACTCCTGCCACTGTTCGGAAGATTGTTCCATCATCTTCCCCATGCGAACAGCAGAAGAACCGAAAACCTTAGTGATAAGGACGTTCTTATCAATACGGCCGTGGTAATTCTGAAATGATCCGGAAAGGACTTTCATTTGTTCCTCAAGTGACATCATCGAGAGAACTTCCGGATCAACGTTCAATTCAGCGAATGCCCGGCGGGCTTCTGCAGAACCATCACGGGCAGCTTGCAGCTTATCACGTAGAGAACTGAGTGCGCCGTCCATGGTACCCATTGACATCCCCATATGTTCGCCAGCGTATCTCATTGCAAGGAGTTGATCTGTTGTTGTTCCTAGTGAGGCCGCCGTTTTTGCAGCTTCATCCCCAAATTGAGCAGAATCAAAAACAGTCTTTTTGAGGCTTACCCCTGCGGCCATAATCCCAACACCTGCAGCGATGGCCTTTCTCTTAATTTCACCGAAACCTTTAGAGATCCCCGACAAAGCCTTCTTTCGTGCTCCAAGCTTCTTTAACTTAGCATTTGCTTTTTCAGTTTCGGCCGTGAGTCGAGCCTCTTCCGAGGAAAGCTTTCGCGTGTTGATTCCAAGTTTCTTTAAATCGGTATTTGTGCCGGCAAGCTGTTTCCGTTTTTTAGAATATGCCGTCTCAAGTCGCTTTACCGCCGATTGCTGCTTTGTGAGCTCACGGCGCATCGTAGTTGTTACCTTTACCCCGGACTTGATTCTGGATTGAGTCTTGAGAAGATCATTTCGGGCGGCTGTTAAACTAACACCCATAGCCGAAACGTCGCCCGAAAGCCGCTTGAATGCGGATAGCTTATTCTTTCCAGAGTTAAGTTCCCTCATATTAGAGGCAGTTCCAGAAATCCTTTTATCGATATTGGTAAAAGCCCCCTTCACCGTTGAAGAGAGATTCGCACCGATTCCGATTACGGCTTTGAGCTTAGTTCCGGCCATGGTTATCTTTTTTCAAGTTCCTTGAGAGTCGCGGCTTCTTCCTTTGTACGCCGCTCAATAATTTTAATGTATTCCGCGATTTCTGAGACATCGATATCCTGAATATCAGAGCGCGACCAATGAGCATATTTTCCTAGCGTCAACTCAAATTCGCGAATCGCCTCAATTGGATATGAGTCAATTATCATTCGATATATTTCAATCGAATAATATATCGCGCTTATTGCAAAAAACTCTGAACCTTCTCGGCGAGATTTACCCAGTCGCCGCCATCCATTTGATCTAGTTCCTTCTGAGTCATATGATTAAGGTTACACGACAAAACCAAAGAAACAGCAAAAGCGAGTTCGTCCTTACCATTGTTGGAGGATGAATTCGCGTTGCGAATATCCCCTACCTTTGGGCGGCGTAAACGTAACTCTGTTACGGGCTTGTTTTCGATTTTAAACGGGTGCGCCAATTGAAAGGACTCACCGGAGCATATATTTTGAGTTGTTTGTGTTTCGCTCATATATTAACCTTGATTCATTGCGGTTCGCTCGGCTTCGATGACATCAACGCCACCGATACGGCGAACCATGTTTTTAACGTCGACGTAAAGAACTTCCTCGCCATCGAGGTAACGCTCGTAAAAGAGCGGCTTAAAAGTCATTGTCCATTTGTTCGGCTCTAATGGCTTCCAAGCACCTTCATCAAGCGAAGAAAAACGGCCAACGAGAACAACTTTATCTTGAATAACACTCCCATCTAGAGCCGACTTCAAAGCACCTCTTAGTGTCAATTTGGTACTCTCAAGACCTGGTAATGTTACGCAGGTTAAAAGCTCTTTTGCATGTGAAGAGCAGACGATTTGCGCCTCTCCTTTTTCTATTCCAACCGGAATATCAATTCCGGATTCAATACCGCCAGCGATAAGTTCAACATCTTTCGTTGAAGGCTTTGGGAGGGTAACTTCCTCAATTTGCCCCGCATAATTAATATCATTAACATAAGCGGTATAATTGACTAATAGATTTGATCCGATATTCATTTTTATAATTCCGAGATTTCGGCAAGGCCGTTAGTGTTCAAGATTGAGCGGAAAACAATCTGCTCGGCTGGATAAGTAGCCGTAAAGTAAACATCGAAGTAAGCTTTGCCCTGTGTGATATTTGCAGCCGTGTTAAGCTCCGAGTTCGGGATACAACAGTTTACCTTATTGCCAACGTTTTGAGTGCCAACGAGTGCACCCTTTGCAATAAGGGTTCTCATATAGGCATTCACGCCTTCGGCGACTGCGGTATAATAAGTTGTCGTCAACCCCTTATCAATTGCGGACTGGTGGTTCTCAGCAATGGAAGCATTCAGAATTTGAGCCGTACGAACGACATTGACGAATTGCCATTTAGAGTCCGAAGAGGTCGTCCTATTACCCCATAGGCGAAAACCGTTTTCGCGGATAATCGTTGATACATTTCCGGCATTAAGAACGTTTGCAAGGCAAGTCGAATCTCCAAAAACATAATCGACCGGGTGTTCAAGTCCGATGATTCCTTCAACTGGTGTATTTGAGGGTGAAACCCAGAAACCGCGCTTATTGTCATTACCTGACATCGCACCAGCCCAAAGCGATGATTGAGGTTCGAGCTTGTTCCCTTCCTGGCGAGCAACCAAGATATAAGGTTTGCAAACCATTCCATAACGAGAATCAACATCACCAGCGTAATCGAGGGCTTCGGCTGGTGTTGATCCGAGAGGTGCATCGATAAAACAGAAGCCATCAAGCTTTTTTGTGACAGCATACAACGCACTCTTTACGGAAGCATCCGAAGAGAATCCAGGGGCAACAATAATACGAGGATGAAGCCCTGTAACGCTTTTACTCGTAAGAAATGCATACACACCGGAGCGGGCAACAAGATCGCCCATTACATTGGAAATCGTGGCCGGATCAGAATCGCTGTTCACTTGAGCCACACGAACAATGATCGAAACGCAATTGTACTGCGTCCAGGCATTGGACACGGCTCGGTAAAGAGTTCCACGTAACCCAAGGCGGGCAAGTTTCCCATCGGAAGGAGTTACCATTACGGGCGTATTCAGCGGAAAAGCTTCATCAACGCCCCCAGAAAGGTATTTCTCAGACATAGCCGACACAATACCAGTCCCACCGGAAGAAACGCCTACTAGCCCCGAAATATCGCCATTTGCTTCGAGTGCTGCCTTCACACTGTTTGCCGTTGACGTAATCTTTCCAGATCCGTCAGTTGCAAGTGTCACTTGAATGTTCTTTCCAACAAGGGCAACCGATAAATCGGAAGACTCTCCACCATGAATAAAGGTAACTGAAAGATTGTTTCCGGTGGCGTTTTCAGCCTTGGCAGTAAAGACGAGAGCCGATTTCCCGGAACCAGTGGTCAAAGAGGCCGACAAGCCGCCCTCTGCATCGGGTGCGGTACCCGCAAAAGCAACAACGGAAGAGCTAACGGTTTGAATCGCTTCTACGCCGTCGTCAACTTCTACAATTGTGATGCCATGATTATAAGTTTCTGACATTGGTTTACTTATTTGTGTTAATAGTTATATAGTAATATAAAGTGATCAAAAAAAGTTCTTCAGCGGCCGCGACCGCGACCTTCAAGAGTTGCTATTCGTTCCCCGTGATCGTCGAGACGGGTTCCAACCTTTACGAGTTCTTCCTCGTGTCTCTCTAATGTGCTTTTTTGCCACTTGAGCTCGAAAGACAAATCCCGAAAATTCAATTCGATCTTGTAAAGTAACCGAACCCCAAAACCAGCGATCGGAATCAATACAATCGTGAAAACCGTGAGACTTATCGACAAGAGAGCGTCCATGAGTTACTTAATAGTT